TGATAAAGAAATGCAAGTTTCTTTTGATAGAAGTTCCGTTCTTTCCTTTTAACAAGGGTGCACCTTTAGCTAACAGTGTGATTCCTTTGATCGGATCATTAGGTCTCAAACCTTACTCGTTCCCAGAATTCCACAGAGCTATTCCAACACACTTCCCTGGCTTTTTTACTGATAAGTTTAGTAGTGAATTTATCACACACATGGATATATTATGGAAAAATGGCTAAAGCCTTACTTTCTACAAGAGATTGATGGCCGGGTTTATTTTCTTAGAACTGGTGATAATAGCGCAAACATTCTTACAAAAGAAAAAAGCTATGAACCTCACATCACCTCTATTTTTAGAGCTTTAGTTAAGCCTGGAGATCATGTCGTTGATTTAGGAGCCAACATTGGTTTTCACACAATTGAATTATCCAAACTTGTGGGCGATAAAGGAAGGGTTGTTGCTGCGGAACCACTGAAAGAAGTTTACTACCACCTAGCTGCTAATCTTTTTCTCAATCGTTGTTTTAATGTAGATCTTCTTAATAAAGTGTGTACCGATGTTAACAATTCTTCATTTGTAATGGAAGAGATTGAATGGGGAAATTCTGGTAATTGTAGAATAAAAAAGCAACACGACAAATTGGGCGAAGAGGCAGTACAATCTTTTACTCTTGATGATATTGATTGTAGCAAAGTCAGTTTAATTAAAATGGATGTTCAGGGCAGCGAAGAAAATGTCCTTAAAGGTGCAACAAAAGTTTTACGAGATGTTAGGCCATATTTTGTGGTAGAAATAGAAGAACATCATCTGCTAGAATTTGGAAGTTCTTCTAAAAACCTTCTAAATAAGTTTATTGAGCATGATTATGTTCTTTACAGGATCCACACTCCGTACCCCTGCGATCATGTAGCTGTTCCTCGAGAAAAAGTTACTGTTGATTTTCAGAAAATTACAGGCTATAATGTTTCTGTAATTGATAAAAAAGTACTCGAAACTACTATTAGATGGCCTTTGTATGAAAAAGCAATCACAGAAAACTAGAACTGTAGCATTAGTAAATCCACTAAACTCTGAAATGTGGTACTGTAAAGACTTTGCTGACACCAAGGAAATAGAGGGTGTTCCGTATGTTACAGTTTTTAAACCTGAGAACGAAAAAAGAACTTTTCTAATGAGAAAAGACGCACTTCGTCTCTCTAAGCCCTTTTAGGAGCTAAGAATGAAAAAACTAATTACTGCTGTGCTTTTTATGTTGGTTGCTACTCCAGCTATTGCTGGGCATCAGCATCATCACAGAGGTGGGGATCGCTGGGTTGCTCCTCTTGTTGGTGGAATTATTTTAGGTTCTTTGATTGCTAAACAAAATGAGGTCATTGTAGATGAAAGACCCATCTACACAGCTCCTCCGCCTCCGATTGTTCACTATCCAGTTGGTCCACAATTTTACAATTGTTTGGTTCGTGTCTATGACCAAAGAACTGGCACTTATCGCAATGAAGTTATGACCTGTGTGAGATAATGAAAGTTTACATTGGCCCTTATAAATCTTGGTTTGGGCCGTATCAGTTAGCTGAACTACTCTGCTTCTGGGCAAAGAAAGAGAAGGACGAGTATGGCTTCCCCAAGAAACCTGACTGGGTGCATCACTTTGGAGAGTGGCTTGCTCACGGCAGTGTCGAACCAGAACCCAAAGTTGGTGATATCTACAAATGGCGAGATCGTCCCCACACTTGGCTCTATAAATTTTTAAGCTGGATCGAATCCAAGCGCAAGCGTACCGTCTATGTCAAGATCGATCGCTGGGATACTTGGTCGATGGATCACACTCTTGCTCACATTATTGCTCCGATGCTTAAACAGCTTCGCAATTCTACTCATGGGTCTCCCTGCGTGGATGATGAAGATGTACCAGAAGAACTCCGTTCTACTTCTGCACCACCCAAAGAAAATGAATACGATATTGATGCAAATCATCATAAGCGTTGGGAATGGGCATTGGATGAGATGATCTTTGCTTTCGAAAGCAAACTCGATGATTCATGGGAAGCGCAGTTTGAAACCGGTGTTAACGATCTGCAATGGAAGAAACTCGACAACGGTATGAGCGAAATGATCCGCGGACCCGACGACACCAAAGTCTACGATTACGAAGGTCGACGGAAGTACGAAGATCGGATTAAAAATGGGTTTCGGCTGTTTGGTAAGTACTATCAGAGCTTATGGGATTGATCTCTTTTATTCATCCAAGCAGTGACACCCATGTACGCACCAACCACACCAGCTTGTGCTATGTAAAATAAACCTAACAGATCAGCAAGAGCTTCCACTCTGCTGTCTGAAATTATTGGTGAGAATAAAACTACAGTAAATATAACCATAGAAAGCATAGCCATCCAGGCCATTCTTCTTTGTGTATCTGCTTTTTCTTCTCTCAATTCCAATTCTAAAAGTTTATCAGCAATTGTGACTTCTTTGCTAGATACGCTGTTATCACCATTCATGTCCAATTGTCTTTTCCTTTGATTCATTGTAGGATCTTCTTATGTTTTATACCAACATTTATGGACGCGGCAACAATATTTATTTCCGTGGATTTAAAGACGGAAAAAGAATAAGCCAAAAGATACCCTTTCAGCCAAGTCTTTTTGTGCGAAGTGGTAAACCCTCTAAGTTTAAGTCATTGCATGGTGAGAACTTAGAGAGGGTGAAGTTCAGCACTATTACTGAGGCTAGGGAGTTTGTTAAGCAGTACAAAGATGTAAGCAATTTCCCCATTTACGGAAACTTAAATTACAATTACCAATTCATTAGTAAGCTATTTCCAGATACTATTGAATTTGATATGTCTTTGATGAAAATTATCACACTTGACATCGAGACATCTACTGAGTATGGGTTCCCAGAGCCAAGAACTGCACAAGAAGAAATTCTTCTAATCACTATCCAGGATTTTAACACTAAACAGCTAACATCTTTTGGCTGTAAACCATTTTTGGTTCAACAATCTAACCTCACATACATTCAATGTGAAGATGAATTTGATCTTTTAAGGAAGTTTGTTGACTGCATTAAGTCGGACTTTCCAGATATTATTACCGGCTGGAATGTGCAGTTGTTCGACATTGCATACCTTTCTGCTAGAATTCAAAGAGTGCTTGGTGATAGAGCTTTAGAAGAATGTTCGCCTCATGGCTTTTTTGATTCTTTTGAGGTTCCATATGCTAAAGGTAGGACTCAATTAGCTTACAACTGGCATGGCGTATCCGTGCTGGATTACATGGAACTTTATAAAAAGTTTTCCTACAAGACACAAGAATCCTACTCTCTAGACCACATCTCCAAAGAAGAACTTGGTAAAGAAAAGATCAAGCATAACTATGGGTCATTTAAAGAGTTTTATACTAAAGACTGGAAGTTGTTTGTAGAGTATAACGTAGTTGACGTGGAGCTGGTAGATCAGCTTGAAGATAAGATGAAGCTGATTAATCTTATTCTTACTATGGCGTATGATGCTAAATGTAACTTCATGGACATCTATTCATCGGTTCGAACGTGGGATTGTATTATCTACAACGCACTTCTCAAGCATGATATCATAGTAAGCAATCCTCCTGGCATCGATCCAGCAAACGACAGACAAATTATCGGCGCATTTGTTAAAGAGCCAGTTCCTGGTAGATATGATTGGGTTGTGTCTTTTGATGCTACTTCGCTGTATCCGTCGATCATGATGTCATTTAATATGTCTCCTGAAACTTTAATGGATGGGGAAAAGTATTTGGCAGACGAGGAAAAGTCCATTCAGAAACTACTTAATCATGAGTTCGACACTACAAATCTGAAGACCAAAAATGCAGCAATGGTTGCAAATGGTCAATGCTTTAGAAAAGACTTTAAAGGCGTATTGCCAAGTCTAATTGAATATTACTTTAAGCTTCGTCAAGATGTTAAAAAGAAGATGTTTGAAGCAGAAAAGAAGTACAACGAAACTGGTGAAAAGAAATATTTGAATCTAGTTAGTAGCTACAATTCTAAACAGATGGCTGCTAAAATTTTGATGAATTCATTGTATGGTGCTTGTGGTAATGTTTACTTTCGTTACTACGATACAAGGATTGCCGAAGGTATCACAATGACTGGCCAGTATGTGATTCGCTATGTTGCGAATAAATTGAATGAATACCTTAACAAACAAGCTAACACTAAAGGTATTGATTATTCTTTTTATTCAGATACCGATTCTACTTACATCACTCTTGGC